TACCCGCACCGGCGTGAGTTTCGAAGAGGTTGTTGGTACTGTTTAATTCACTTCTACCTAAACAAATTTTCAAGGAGCAACCCTAAATGGCAAGCACAAGAACTCAGGTAGAGTCCCCAGTATTGAGGACGCTGAGTGACTTCAAAGCCAAAATGACTGGTGGCGGTGCCCGCCCCAATCTATTTGAAGTCGTTCTTCAGTTCCCAATCTCAGCACCTACCGATACCGATACACTACAGAAAACACGTTTCTTAGTTAAGGCAGCTGCACTCCCCGCTTCAAACATTGGTCCCATCGAAGTTCCCTTTCGTGGTCGTGTTTTGAAACTAGCAGGTGACAGAACCTTCGATACCTGGACCATCACAGTTCTAAACGACACGGATTTCTCAATCCGTTCAGCGTTCGAGAAGTGGATGAACTCCATGAACCGTATGGAAGACGCAACTGGTACTCAGGATCCAGCTTTCTATCAGTCAGACGCATATGTCTATCAGTTAGACAGAGATGGTTCAACTCTACGTACCTATCGTTTCCACGACGTATTCCCAAATAACCTATCTTCTATGGAAGTCAACTATGAGTCCACAGACAGAATCCACGAATTTACAGTGGAAATGCAGGTTCAGTGGTGGGAAGCAATCAAAGGAACCGGACGTAACGCCGGTGGTGAAGATATCTTCTAAACCTAGTTCAGTACAAGAGACCTCCTCAAAAAGGGGGTCTTTTTTTATGCGCTAAATATATTCACGGGTCATACCCATACATGCTATTATAGGAAGAAAATACTCGTTATGGGAAGGTTATTCGGTTTTTCAATTGAAGAAGATGACATCCAACGCCCCGGATCGATAAGTCCGGTTCCCGAAAACAACCAGGATGGTGTAGATTACTATGCTTCTGGTGGTGCGTTTGGTTCTTCTTACGTTGATATTGAAGGTGTATTTAGAACAGAGTATGATCTGATTCGTAGATACAGAGAAATGGCACTCTACCCCGAAGTAGATTGTGCGGTAGAAGATATTGTCAACGAAGCAATTGTAAGTGATCTATATGAATCTCCAGTTCAGATTGAACTTAGTAATGTAGAAGCTAGTGAGAAAGTAAAGAATATTATCCGTGATGAGTTCAAATACATCAAAGAGATGTTGGACTTTGATAAGAGAGCACACGAGATTTTCCGTAACTGGTATATCGATGGTCGTATGCACTATCTAAAGGTCATCGACTTTGAGAGACCCCAAGATGGTATTATGGATCTAAGATATATTGATCCTATGAAGATCAAGTTTGTTCGTAAGATCAATAATAAGGCACAAAATAGTCCTATTGCAAGTAAGGTACTAACACTAAACAATACTGGAGCACAGATTCCTAACGGCAGAAACGATGCCTTCAGTGCTGGTATTGATGAGTATTATGTTTATACTCCTGGTGCATCTACCGGTGGTTGTGGAACTGCAGGTATGGCAGTTGGCAACTCAGCACAATCATCTATCAAGATCGCTAAAGATTCAATTGCCTATTGTAACTCTGGTCTAGTTGATAGAAATGCACAAACAGTTCTATCCTGGATTCACAAAGCAATTAAAGCATCTAATCAACTTCGTATGATTGAAGATGCTATTGTTATCTACCGACTATCAAGAGCACCAGAAAGAAGAATCTTCTACATTGATGTTGGTAACCTACCTAAAGTAAAGGCAGAGCAATACCTACACCAGGTAATGCAGAGATATAGAAATAAGATGACGTATAACGCATCTACTGGTGAGATGAAGAGTGATAAGAAAGTTCTTTCTATGTTGGAAGACTTCTGGTTGCCTAGAAGAGAAGGTGGTAGAGGAACTGAAATCTCTACACTTCCAGGTGGTCAAAACCTAGGTGAGATCAGTGACCTAGAGTATTTTAGAAACAGATTATATGATTCCCTAAACGTACCAAGATCCAGACAACCTGGATCTAATGATGGTTTCAGTTTGGGACGTTCCAGTGAAATCCTAAGAGATGAAGTTAAGTTCTCCAAGTTCGTAGCTAGACTCCGTAAGAGATTTGCTGGTCTATTCAATGATATTCTAAAGACACAACTTATTCTAAAGAACGTCATTACTCCCGATGACTGGGAGATGTTGAAGGATAACATCCAGTATGATTTCCTTTATGACAATCACTTTGCTGAACTCAAGGAAACTGAACTTATGCAGGAGAGATTTAATCTTCTCGCACAGGCAGAACCTTATATCGGTAAGTATTATTCTCAGCAGTTTATCAGAACCAAGATCCTTCGCCAAACTGATGGTGAAATGGTAGAGGAAGATAAGCAAATTGAGAAAGAAATTGAGAGTGGGGCTATTCCAGATCCTGCTCTTATCGATCCTGTTACTGGGGAACAAATGATTCCTGGTGGTGAATCTCCACCTGTTCCAGGGCAAGATCAACCCCAAGATGGTGTTGGTGGTAAAGCTGAAATGGGAGCCCCTATTCAAGATAATGATATAGAGGTGAACGTGGATAGATCTACCAAAATGCCTGAAAAGGGATTAGGTGAAATCTAAACCTGATAAATAAAACATATATCTTTTTATTATGGAAATCGACACATCGGTTGTGGATGCTATTGTGAGTGGTGAAACACCTGCAGGTATTACACAATCAATTAAAGATCTTCTGTATGCAAAAGCAAGCGAACGGGTTGATACCTATCGTGATGTAGTGGCAGACAGAATGTTTGGTGGTTCTGAAGTTCCCGAAGGGGAAGAGGAAGAACCAGTAGCCGAACTTGAGAGTGATGAGGAAGAGGTAGAAGAAGAGTGATTAAGATTGTATTCTCCGAGGTTGATAGTCCAACGGACTCTGACCAGGCAATCAGTCTCAATAACTCTAGTGGTGTTAGAGCAATTAATTGTTCTAAAAAACCATATCTACTTCACCTAATCGATAACATAAGTGGAGAGACTAGATCACTCACATTAGTGAGTAATGAAAGTCTTATCCTTAAAAAACACAGTTACGATAAGGTATATGCTTCATCGAAAACTGTTCGTATCGCTGGAGTAAGCATCTACTAAAATGAAACTAATTACAGAAGAAATTAACAAGGTTGAGTTTATTGTCGAAGAAAGCAATGGCAAAAGGTCATGCTTTATTGAGGGAAACTTCCTTCAGGGCAATATCAAAAACCGCAATGGTCGTGTCTATAGAACCGAGACCCTAGCTCGCGAAGTTGGTCGTTATAACGAACAGTATGTTGAGAAAGGACGTGCTCTTGGTGAACTTGGTCATCCCGATGGACCCACAGTCAACTTAGACCGGGTATCACACAAGATTGTTTCACTCCGCCAGGAAGGAAATAACTTTATTGGTAAGGCTAAACTTCTTGATACCCCCATGGGAAATATCGCTAAGAACCTTATTGATGAGGGAGTAATCCTTGGTGTTTCTTCTCGTGGTGTTGGTTCCATTAGTGAAACGAAGCAAGGATATAAGCTGGTTGGTGAAGACTTTATGTTGGCAACCGCAGCTGATATTGTAGCTGATCCTAGTGCCCCAGACGCTTTTGTTCAAGGCATTATGGAAGGTAAAGAGTGGGTTTTTGTTAATGGACTCTTGAGAGAGAGTGACATTAAGAGCGCACAGTCTACAATTGACAAACTAGTTGTCACAAAGGAACTTGAGGAGAAGAAGATTCAACTTTTCCAAGATTTTCTTTCAAATCTATAAACTCTATAAATAAACATAGATTTATATTATATAAATTACACTCGTCGGTAGCAACCTAATTACAAGACATGGAAAACGTAGTAACGAAAGGTGCTAAGTCGGCTGAGGCTATGGATAAAGTCTCACCCAGCGTAGTACCCGGACAGTCAATCACCGATCTCGGTGGTCCTACTCCCGAAAACTATACAAATGAGCCTGATGGCTCTGCGAAACTTAATGATGCCAGTGGTCCCCTCAAGAAAGTTGAGGATGTGGTCACAAAAGGCTCTAAGAAAGCAGAAGGTATGGAGAAGGCGTCCCCCGAACCACCAGCTGGTGGAACAACTGATGCCAGATCCGCTTCTTCACAAGCTGAAAAAGTAACAACCAAACCTCCCGGTCAAACCACTAAGGAAGAGACTGAGGTAGAGGAAGAGGAAGTTCTTATTTCAGAAATTGATATTGAAGAAGACGTAACTGCACTTCTAAGTGGTGAAGAGCTCTCTGAAGATTTTCAGAATAAAGCTCGTACCATCTTTGAGGCAGCCATCCGTAATAAGGTTGCTATCGCCAAAGAAGAACTCCAAGAAGCATACGAAGCTCGCCTAGTTGAAGAACTAGAGCTAGTACGTGAGTCAGTCGCTAGTCGAGTTGACGCATACTTGGAGTACGTAGCCGATGAGTGGATGGCTGAAAATGCCATCGCCGTCGAACATGGACTAAGAACTGAAATGACAGAGAGCTTTATCTCTGGCATGAAGCAACTATTTGACAACCACTATGTTTCAATCCCTGAAGAGAGATTTGATGTAGTATAGTCCATGGTTGAGAAACTTGATGAAATGGAAGAAAAACTCAATGAGCAAATTGATCGTAACATCATCCTAAACAGCCGTTTAGGTCAAACTGTTGCTGAAGGTATCTTCATAGAAGTATCTGAAGGATTAGCTGAAACCCAAAAGGATAAACTAATCGCCCTTGCTGAAAACGTTGAGTTTGATAGTGAAGCAGGTTATCGTGAGAAACTAGAGAGTCTCAAGGAATCTTATTTCCCTACTAGACCCTCAACTATCGCGAGCAGAAACAGTGTAGAGGACCTTACTGAAGAGGTTAACGTTGGCGGAGAAGTCCGTGAAGTTACCGGTTCAATGGCCGCCTACCTACAGACACTCGATAGAATTTCTAAAAAGTGAATTCTAAATTAT